GTAAACGTGCTAAATTCGTTAAATAAGCATGATTTAACTAGAATACTAACAGAACCCACTGATTCTATAATAGACCAAATAAAAGAGCTATTTTTACTTGACAAAATACAAATAGAGTTTACAATAGTAGCATTAGAAGAAATTGCTAATATTGCTATAAAAGAAGAACTAGGTGCAAGAGGATTACGTAAAATATTAGATGACGCACTACTTGAAACGCAATATAAGTTACCAGAATTATATAACCAAGGTGTAAGAAAAATTATTATAAATGAACAAGTGATTTTAAAAACTGCAGAGCCACAATTTATCAATACTAATAATGCATCGAAATAAGCCTTTTAAAAAAAGATATAAAGGTCCTTTTGTTATAGCTAACGAAAGAATAAAACACAACACAGTTAGAGTTTCCTTTCCAGACGGCAACAACCAAATACTGTCTATTAATGATGCAATAAAAGAAGCTCAAAATGTAGGTTTAGATTTAGTGTTAATTGCTGAAAGAGCAACACCACCAGTTTGTAAAATAACTGAATTAAACAAACATATATATGAGTTAAAGCAAAGAGACAAATTGGCTAAAAAGAAACAACGTGAAAGTATTATTGAGACTAAAGAAATACGAATGGGTATAAACATTGATACTCATGATTTGGAAACTAAGGCTAAAATGGCTCGTAAATTTTTGGATAAAAATAACAAAGTAACAGTCACAGTTATTTTACGTGGCAGAGAACGTGGTAGACAAAATATGGCAAAAGAATTGTTAAATTTGTTCGCAAATACCTTAGAAGTAGAATATGAGAGAATTATTACTCATAGTAATAGAGTATCGGGCACAATATCAAGTATAAAATAATGTTAAAAACACTATAACAAGGGTTTTTTATGGTTGACAAGTAAGAAATCTTACGTTATACTATATGTAAGTTAATAATTAAACAAACGAATAAATATGGGAAAATATAAGAAAAACTATAGAGACGAACAAGCCGGTGATGGACTAACTGTAATAGTTAGAAACAATAATGTTGAACAAGCCATTAGAAAACTTAAAAAGATGGTTTTAAAGTCTGGTATTATGAATGAAGTACGTGAACGTAGATACTTTATCAGTAATACAGAAAAAAGACTTAAAGCAAAAGCCGCAGGACGTGCTAGACATCGTAGACGTATAGCGAAAGATACTATAGAGAAAAAAAGACTATATTAATACGTTTTAACTGAATTTATGTGCATTTGTGCATAAATAACAATGTGTAATAGAACTGATTTCTGTTATACATAGAATGCCGAAAGGGTTCTAAAAAATCTTGCTTAATAAAGGAGAAAAGATATGACAAGACTAACAACACTAAATCTTCCAGATTTTTATAAAGCTACAATAGGCTTTGATAGATTATTTGATGACTTAACTACAACGTTTGCATCAAATACTTCAGGCGGTTACCCACCTTACAATATTGTAAAAGTGAGTGACAGTAGTTATTCAATTAGCCTAGCAGTCGCAGGCTTTGATAAAGACGAAATAAAAGTCGAACAAGACGGTAACCAACTTTCAATCAATGCTGAAAAGAAAGACAGCAAGGAAGAGATTGAATATTTATATAAAGGCATAGGAACTAGAAACTTTAGAAGAGAATTTAGTTTAGCTGATTATGTAGAAGTTAAATCGTCTAAGTTAGACAATGGTATCTTAGTAGTCACATTGGAACAAAATATTCCAGATGAAAAGAAACCACGTTCTATTAAAATAGACTAAGGTAAATAAATGACTCAAGCATCAGAACAAGGCGTAGCAGATATTGTTAAATTAAAATTACCGTCAAGGTATAATGTTATTTTACTTAATGATGATACTACTCCACAGGAGTTTGTAGTTAATCTTTTACAGAATATTTTTAATAGATCTTTAGAAGAAGCAAACTCTGTGATGCTTGAGGTTCACGAAAAGGGCCGCGGCATAGCAGGCACATATAGCTACGAAGTAGCAGAACAAAAATGTGTAGAAACCATAACTAACGCAAGACAGAATCAATTTCCGTTAGACGTTACAATAGAAAAAGTAGAATAAAATATTAAATAATGAATATAGCAATCACGCAACGTGTGATTGAATTTCAAAATGGACCGTATGACAGCATTGATCATGGATTTTATGAAATGTTTTCGGGTCATACGTTACAACCCATTCCTAATCACTTAGAACATTATAAAACAAGTACAGTAGTTGATAGTGACTTAGTGGTATTTACAGGTGGTAATAGTATGATGCCAAATAGTTGGCAATACAATGAAAATCGTTTACGGGTAGAAAAGCACACGTTAGATTTAGCAAAACTCTATGATAAGCCAATATTAGGTATTAGCCGAGGATGCCAATTTCTGACGGTAGCACTTGGCGGAACTTTAGAAAAAAATGGTAGACATGCACATGATCATAGTGTAAACTATAAGGATAGTAGTGTTGAAGTTTGCAGTAGGCATGAAGAGGTGCTAAGTAAAATTCCACCTGGAGCAACATGTTTAGCAACAGATGAGTATGGATATTGTGAGAGTTGGAAATTAGATAATATAATAACTGTATTATGGCATCCAGAACGAATGAAAACACATTGGCTTCCATATGAAGCATACGGAATATTAGGATTATGAAAATAGGATTTACTTGTTCAACATTTGATTTACTTCATTCAGGGCATATTGAGATGTTAAGAGAAGCAAAAAATACTTGTGATCATTTAATTGTTGGATTACAAGTTGATCCAAGTATTGATAGGCCAGAAAAAAACAAGCCTATACAAAGTTTAGTAGAAAGACATGCTCAATTAAGTGCTGTAAAGTATGTTGATGAAATAATACCATACCAAACTGAAAAAGATTTACAAGATATAATATCTATGTATCCAATTAATATTAGAATATTAGGTGAAGAATATAGAACAAAAGATTTCACTGGTAAAGAAATTTGTAAATCAAGGGATATACAAATTCATTTTAATAAAAGAGACCATAGATTTAGTACAACAGATTTAAGAAAAAGGGTGTGTGAAAATGAGAATTGAAAATGATACAAAATATGATTATAGTGATGTATTAATTCGTCCAAAACGTAGTACATTAGGTTCACGTAAAGATGTAGATTTAGAACGTGGTTTTAAATTTCGTAATTATGAAGGTAAAACTGTAGACAATTACAGGCATTATCGTGGTATTCCAATTATGGCAAGTAATATGGATGGCGTAGGTACATTGGAAATGGCTGATAAACTTGCTGAACAGCATATGTTTACATGCCTTGTTAAAACATTAGCAGTAAGCGAGTTAGTTGATTATTTTAATACCAGACGAGAACATGTAGCAATGAGTATTGGTATATCTGATACTGACCTAGCAAAGTTTAATGGAGTATATCAACAAGTTGGTGATAATCTAAAGTATGTCTGTATTGATGTAGCTAATGGTTATAGTGAACGGTTCAGTAATTTTGTTAGAAAGTTTAGAAATAAATATCCACACGTAGTAATCATTGCAGGTAACGTAGTTACAGGCGAAATGACTGAGGAATTAATTCTTAATGGAGCTGACATTGTTAAAGTGGGTATTGGACCAGGATCAGTATGTACAACACGTATACAAACTGGTGTTGGATATCCACAATTATCAGCAGTTATTGAATGTGCAGATGCGGCACACGGGCTTGGTGGACATATTATCGCTGACGGCGGTTGTACTTGTCCTGGTGATGTGGCTAAAGCATTTGCTGGCGGAGCCGACTTTGTAATGTTAGGCGGAATGTTTGCAGGACATGATGAAGGTGGTGGTAATCCGGTTACTAGAGATGGTGAAAAATTTATACAATTTTACGGAATGAGTAGTGATGCGGCAAATAAATTACACTTTGGTGGACTTAAAGACTACAGAAGTAGCGAAGGAAGAGAAGTTCTTGTTCCGTACAGAGGACCAATAGAAGGAACTACTCAAAATATACTAGGCGGAGTGCGTAGTACATGCACATACGCAGGCGCACAGCGTCTTAAACATCTAATGCGATGTGCAACATTCATAATGGTTAATAATCAATATAACCACACATACGAATCAACAACAATAAAATAACTACATACTTAACTAGATAAATAGTTGTATGAGCAAGGTACACCTATTATCTGAATTAATATCTAAATTGCAACACTTTGAGACGCAAGAAGAGAAGTTTGAGCTTTTATCCACATATCATAAAGAACCTATATTAAAACGAATAATAACTATAGCATATAACCCATGGATTGATTTTGGAATGCAAGATTTTGTTCCAAGACGACATGGTAAACAATTTGGTATGGGTTTAACAAAGTTCTTACATCTTTTAGTCGACATAATTGACGAAAAATATAGTGAAAAAGAAAAACTCTTTTCTTGTAATATGGCAATGAATCATATAGATGAGCGTGATGCTGGCTTATTTCTTAGTCTGTTAAAGCAAGAATTAGATTTAGGATTGGAACCAGAAACAATAAATCGTGTGTGGCCTGGATTAATAATGGTTTATCCAATAAGTAATCCTACTTCAGGTGATTATAAAACATTTAGTAAGTATCCGGCCGCGGTACAACCTATTAGTAGAGGATTAAGAGTTAATGTAATAGTACACAAAGGTATAGTTACATATAAAAATTCTCAAGGTGAAGATATTAATGGTTGGGAAATATATAACGAACAATTTATTCATTTAGCACAAAGTAATAGCATAGTATTTGATGGACATGCTGTAGTGGCAAATGGAATAACTATAGTAGAAACTGATAATGAAAAAGTACTAAAAGCCGATCCAGAAAATATTAAATTTGTATTTTG